TAACTTGCGCTCTTGTGTCTGGAATGTCATCTTCTTGATGCGATTTTTGGTCTTGGCCATTTTTAGTTCCTTTCGCTGGTTATGTTTGGATATAGGGGTTTTAGAAATGGACTTCTCCTTATGTTATAGGCCGATATCGTAAAGGGGTTGAATGGCATCTTTAGTTACGTTCATCGACATTGTGTGTTTGTCATCCATCATATTGAAATCATGTCGTATCGCCCTGATAAGGAACTTACCATTATACAACATATCTTTAGTTTCGTTCTTGGAGGTTTTAATCGCAGATACACTGGGTATCATAATCTCCACAATATCACCTGCTTTCACAAAAGTTGTACCAACAACATCAATGTTCAGTTGTAATCCAGACTCTAACATTGATAATTGTGAATTTCGTGATTGCATTAAGTTCAACCTGTTTGTGCTATATGCATATTGACTAAATTCATCTTGAAAACTCTCATCATTATTAATACCTACAGTGGGTTTCAAATACTGTTTAGAAGGAAAGGATGATACATCCTTCCCATCATGATCAATCTCTGCGAGTGGTTGTGTTCCAAGGTGTTGTTCCTTATAAAAACTCTCACTATAGTTATATGTATGTGTTTTATAACTTTTGGATATGATATCGTGTACAATCAATTCAGACGAAAATACACCCGTGGCATAATTCCATACAGTATCGGGTGAACTGGTTATTCTGTAATTTTCAATTGCAGACAACTCTTCTAAGATATCTCTCGCGCCATCTTTCGTTCTTGTTCCAGCCACACCAGATTGGTATGTCATAACAGGTAGATTAGAATACATATCTCCAAGACTTCTGAAATTGAACCCGCTGGTGGTTTCCCAGAAAAAATACGTTGATGCGTCGAATTTCTGTGATACAGCATACTGCGAGGCCATACTTATCACATCAAGAGGTTTGCAGTTTGGTGCAATAATCTTTTTTCTCTCAGAACTGGGTTCAATATTCATTTTCTTACCAGCATAATCATCTGACTTTTTATTACCAAGATCAGTCTCCAACATACCTTTAACGATATCTGAGTATGATCCTACCAGATTTCTTCTAACTCTAGACCTTTGATTGATTGCAAACTCCCTTGAAGAGAATGACATAGTTGTTGCTTGAACACCATTACCAATCTCAACCCTATCATCAACGCTCGTAACCAGTAATGGATTTATGGAGTAGTCAATTATATTTTCAACACCACTAAAATTTGGTGTTGCGATCTTGAGTTTTAGATATTCTTGTCCGATAATAGGACCAAGGGATGCTAGATTGAAAGCATCTTGAAATGTTAAGGTTCCAGATATAAAAAACTGGTCTATATTTTCAAATATGATGAGTCCCATAATGGACAACTTTAATCCAACTGCCTCTCCTGTAGATAATACTAGGTCAGCTTGGATGATGTTAAACTCACCACCACTTTTAAGTATTTTTTCTGCCACTCAATTAATCCTCGGTGTTAGAAACTAATCTCTCGAAGTCCTCAACAAACTGGTCTAGATATTGGGCGTCTAACAGTTGTATCCTTCTAAGTTGATCCTGTTTCGATTCTTCATATTCTCTATTCGTGACTAGTGTTGCATCTGCGATAGTGTTGCCGTTAATATCTATGTTGGTAAGACCGATATCGATCTTGACATCGGTATCACCTGATACCTGATTAATCTCGTAGTGGTGTGTTGCATTCATATTGTCATACCTCTCAGCAAGATGTGCAAGGAACTGACGATTGTTCATTGGCCACTGATGATACCTGTCTGTGATGTTATTGATCAATAGAACAACCCAATGATACTCTGCATCATCATACAACTTATGAGCAATCATCTCTGGCGTTTCACCATTCTTAACGTCATATGAATCAAATATCGAAGTTACGGACTTTACTTTACTGTGCAATGCTACTCGCTTGAGTAAATGCGTAACTATCTTTGTGTCACCATTACCGACAGAATCATAGAAAATAATTGGGAATTGAGCAAAATACATCTTAGAATCCGTCCTTAATATTATTCCTATCCATAATTTCTAGTTCTTGGAATGACAGGGTAATACTTGTTTTTTGTGGCGGCGCTCCCGCGTCATCAGGAGCATAGGTTACAAATTTATCACCACCATAAGTAACGTCCATATTTTTTAGATAACATTTACCAATCTTATTGATGTAATTATTTGGTCCATTTATGTGCATATACTCAATTGAAAATACATCGGGTATTGACATCCTTCTTGTACTACCCGTCATTGTAAGGGTTGGGGACATCCCCTCTTTAAATTCTTGTACAATTTTATGAACGATTTGTGTTTCATTATATGACTTGGGAATGAATACAAAGGTGAAAGAAAATTCTCTTCTACCAACACCCCGGAACATAATTTCTGTTCTAGGTGTCATAATTTCTCCACTCTCAATTGCGACCAAATCTTTCAGACCGGGTATTGCCTTGTCAACCGTAGCAATACCCAGTTTGACCAAACCTGATCCCGCCGTACCAGCAGCGTCGTAAAAAGAATCTGAGCTCAATGTTCCGTCCTGATAATCCTTGAACAATCCATGGAGCGCCTCGCCCATTACACCAATTTCAGACTGATTATAATCCATAGAATATTTTACATTAACTGCTGGGGGCATGTATAGTCCAATAAAGGTTCCCATTCTTTTGATATTTCTACGTTGCAACATAAGAGAATTACTTGAACCACCCGCGTTAGCACCACCTCTTTGGTTCCTGTGGTGAAATAGGTCATCAGCTGCTTGTTGTGATCTTGCGGTGGCAGTCTTATCTACAATATTGTCTCCAAACTCTACTTTCATAATATCATCAACTTTTGGTACTTCGCTTCTAATAGGTTTAATTTTTCCACCTATAACAGAATGTCGAGCGAAAAGTATATAGCTTGATTGATGAACATTAGAACCAATATCTTCGGGATATAGTAGAATTTTACTTGGAGCCACAATGAGATCGACGGCGACGGGCGGCGATGTTAGCGGTTTACCAGTAATTTTTGAATATTTGACTGGCGCTCGCTGGTCAACTGCATTAGGGCCTAGCTTCTTTAATCCATTCTTCATACTGCCATATTTGCCCTTAAGGGAACCTACCATACCTAAATATCCTTATACTGTAGTGGAACTATTTATAACACATGTCATACAAAGGTCGATACACACCAACCAAACCCGAAAAATATAAGGGTAATCCACAGAACATAGTTTATCGTTCTCTCTGGGAACGTAAGTTTATGGTATACTGTGACAACAGTACATCCATAATTGAATGGGGTAGTGAAGAGATCATTATACCCTATTTATCACCCAAGGATGGGCGTATGCACAGATACTTTCCAGATTTCTACATTAAAGTCAAGCAGGCCGATGGTCAGATTAAGAAGATGGTAATTGAAGTTAAACCAAAGATACAGTGTAAACCACCCAAGGAACCCAAGAGGCGTACCAGGCGATGGATGAATGAGGTTATTACCTATGGTGTGAATGATGCTAAGTGGAGGTCTGCCACAGAATGGTGTGCAGATAATGGTATGGAATTCAAGATTTTAACTGAAGATCATCTGGGGATTTCGTATAAATAGGTACATGGCAATAGCACCCAGTAAATATATGCAAGCAGTTAAAGATGAGGCGAAAGGTCGCCCAAAGTCAACTGCATGGTATAGAGAGAAAATTAAAGAATTCGGTACACCCGGCACACTTGATCTTATACGAGATGGCAAAAGAAACAATAAACCATTCTATGGTAAATTGAATATGTTCATGTATGATCCTAAGTTCAAGAAAAAACTACCATACTATGACACGTTTCCGTTGGTATTACCACTAGAAATGTATTCAGATGGGTTTCTGGGCATCAACTTACACTATCTACCAATTCCCCTGAGAATTAAGCTGCTTGATCGTTTGGTAGATTATTCTAACAATACCGCATTTGATGAGTCAACCAAACTTATAGTTGATTATAGTAAGTTGAAAAGAGTGAAATTAATCAAACCAACCATACACAAATACCTAGCAGGACAGACCAAATCACAGTTTCGTAGAATTGATGCAGACGAATTTACAATTGCAACTCTCCTACCTGTACAGAGGTTTAAGAAGGCAGATGCATCTGTGGTATGGAAAGATTCAAGGGGAATGATCTAATGGCAATAGCAGCAAATTTTGAAGAACCAAAGGCAGCTACAAAATTATCAGATTTTGTAACAGAGTACAACACTAACAGTTCATATGCACTCCCAAGTCAGTACGAGGTTATGATTACATCTCCAGCCAGCGACTCGCGATTGAACAGGAAAGTTGGTCTTCGGTGTGAATCCATCGACTTACCCGGCCGGGGACTCAATACATCAACAGATGCTAACATGTACGGTATTGCACCAGAAATCGTTGATGGTATCACATTTGGTGGTACACTCTCAATGACCTTCCAATCAAGTGCTGACCTAGAGGAAAGAATATTCTTTGAATCTTGGCAAGAGAGGGCGTGGAATAGGAAAACGTGGAATGTTGGTTACTACAAAGATTACGTTGAAGAAATGCAAATATATATACTTGATAGAAATGGTAATCGACGTTATGGAATTCAAATGTTTGAGTGTTTTCCAAAAGAAATTGGTCCATCAAGTCTAAGTTATAGTGGTGGTAGTGAAATCATAAAGATACCTATCACCATGCAATATAAGTATTGGGATACTCTTGATACAAATAGACAAATACCAATTGGAGATGTCTTCATACTTGATCCCCAAACCAGAACTGGTGAAGCATCCCTAGACCGAAACCGCGCGTTTGGACTAGCATATTAAAGAACCAAAGAAATTGAACTGATTATAATAAAGGATGATAAAATTATGGCGTTACCTAAACTAAAAACTTCTGAATATATACTAACACTACCATCAACACAGGAGGAAATTAAATTCAGGCCATTCTTGGTCAGAGAACAAAAGATTTTGATGATTGCCCAAGAATCCGGGGATGAAAAAGAAATTGCTGTTGCTATGTCAACGATGGTATCAAACTGCACCTTTGGTGTTTTGGATAGTGACACCTACCCAATGTTTGATATTGAATATGTCTTTTTACAACTACGATCAAAATCTGCTGGTGCTAAAGTAAAACTTAATGTTATATGTCCTGATGATAACGTAACTATGGTTCAGGTTGAAGTTGACTTAGACGAAATTAATGTGCAAATGACTCTAGAACACACACAGGAAATTGTCATCACAGAAGACATCAAAGTAAATTTGAGGTATCCACGATTGAAAGACCTTAATGAGTTAAATGTTATTGATGGTGGTGATTTTGAACAAGCGATAAATCTGCTCCATACATGTGTTGAAAGTGTTGTTAGTGGAGAGGAGACAATCCATAGAGTTGATATGACAAAGGATGAAATTGTTGAGTTTATAGATTCGTTTAATATAGAACAGCTAGAAAATATGATGAAATTCTTTGAAACGATGCCAAAATTACGACATGTTATTGATGTTACTAATCCGAAGACAAAGGTAAAGGGTGAAGTATTGTTGGAGGGACTTGAGAGTTTTTTAGAATAGCGCTGTCTCATGACTCTGTGGAGAATTATTATAGACAAAATTTTGCAATGATACAGCATCACAATTGGAGTTTAACTGAATTAGAGGATATGGTGCCGTGGGAGAGAGAAATATATTCTGGTTTATTGCTAAGACATTTAGAGAGTGAGAAATCAGAGCACGAAAAACAACAGAGACAAAATAGGAGATAGTCAAATGGGCGAAGAAGAAATCAAAGCATCAGGTCATCATCCAGCAGATACGAATGGTGATGGTAAAGTTAGTCCTATTGAAGAAGAGATGTATCTAGAGTTTAAACGCAAAGAACTTGAAGATGCTGATGCAATGCGTGATGCACAGCGCACTATGGCATGGTACTCACTTGGCGGTATGTTAGTGTATCCCATTATCGTAGTCCTTGCAACAGTTTTCAATATGGATCAAGCAGCAAAGATTCTTGGTGATATGGCAGGAGTATACTTCATTGCGGTTGCTGGTATTGTCGCAGCGTTCTTTGGCGCACAAGCACTTACGAAAAAGAAATAAGGAATAAGTCATGGCTGATCTCACAATTGTAGCATCTCTTTTAAGAGATACTAATAAAAAACTGGATAAACTTGCCGCAGATAATGAAAAGAGTAACTCTGTTACTTCTATAATAGCACAATCATTACCTGAAATATTGAGTGATCAACAGCTTGCCGGGCGACAAGAAAGATTTG